AATCAATACCGGTATCTGTGTTGCCTGCTGGCCGTTTTGGCTATAGGTCTGACACAACTCCTTCAATCGCTCGGCGGTCATGTTCAGGCTCCAACCACGGTGGGATTCCATATAAATAACCGCCATGCCCTTGCGAACGCATATCGCCGTCCTGTCGTCGCCGAACCGTGCCGGGTCGCAACCGATCTGCACCAACCACTCCGGGTGAACCTGCACAGGCTTCTGGAGGTTCTCAAGAGCCCGATCAGACCATACCGATGCCACCGAGCGGCTGGGCCAACGCCCCAGAACCTGCACCTCGAATAGCGGGCTCTCTGGGAGCCAGTATTGCCCCTCCCATTGAAAGGCGTTCGGCGGGACATCCTCCCCGGGGCCGATCCTTCTGCACTCCTCATGCACACGAGAATGCACCGTGGCACGGGTCACCGCCCCGGGTACCATCTCCATGCCACTCTGCACGTTAGGGTGTTCGAGTGCCGAGATCTCCAGAACGGTATGGGTCGCTCGTTGCTCTTCAATGTAGGCGGGACAACTGATGTCGTACGGGTTGTAGATGGCTAGAAAGAAGTGCCCACGCCTACCCGGCTCCACCATCGTTTTGGCACGATCCCAGTACATCACATCCACGCCAGCTGCCTCATCGAACACGATCATCATCTCGGACATGTGCCGCCCCTGAAAGGCATCGCCCTTAGAAGCGGTCATACCGTGGATGAAATGGTCTGGTGAGGACTCCAGTCGTGTGGCCTTCGGGAGCCAGTTCGGGTCGTCGTGTTTTACCCGTCGAAGCTCCCTGAAGAGGAGGTCTTTCACTTGATAGTGAACTGGTGCCGTGGCCATGCAGATGCCCGGGTTGAACCGGTCGTAGAACCATGCGGTCGCAACGGCGGCGACGAATGTCTTGCCCACCGAGTGCGCCGCACGGACTAGCACCGAATAAGGCGGCTGATTAAGAGCGTACAAGATACGCTCCTGCTGCGGGGTCAACCGCAAGCCACGAGAATGGGCATACTCAACTGGACAATTCGGGATAACCGATCCGGTCTTGTGTGAAACGAGTCGGCGGAGTTCCCGGGCTTCTTCCAGTAGCGCTTGCAAGTTCAAGGCGAATGCTCTCCATTTCTCGGCGGATATCCTCCACCTCAAACCGCTCCGAGTAGCCTCTACGGCGACCCTGCGTCTTCAGTAGAAAACACACTGCCCACGCATCACCACGCTGCACGGCCTCAATCAACTTGAGTTCGCCGAAATCAACCACACGATTACGCTCGTCCTCAATGACGCTCCGCACCTCGGGCCTCTTGTTCGCCCGGTTGAAAATGGTCAACGGAGTACAGCCGAGAACCTGCGAAGCAAGGTAAACCAGTCCCCGAGTCTTATGCAGAGCCGCTATTATGGAAGCGTCCGTAAACTTCGCCGCACGCCCTCTCCTCGGTACCCATGTACCGTCCGGTAGCCTACGCATAGTACCGTTAAGTTTACTCCTTTCCTTAGCCTTCTCAGGTTCCTTATTTTCCTCAGCCATCTCAGCTTGTCTCCTTGTTTAATGCAACATAATAACTTAACGTTATCGCAAGCCCATGAATTCAGCACGCAAAGACTGGTCTTCACGAAACCTCCCGAGCATGGCCGAAGTGACCATCTCGCTACCCGAAACGCCTATGCCACGGCACGACATGCACGAGTGCCCTGCGGTGACCACCACGGCAACGCCACGGGTAAACAAGTGCCGGTCAATGTCCCGAGCTATATCCTGTGTCATACGCTCCTGCACCTGCAATCGCCTTGCGTGGCAATGAACGAGTCTGGCGAGCTTTGATAGCCCGACCACACGTCTACCGGGAAGATAGCCTACCGTGGCCGTTCCTGTGAATGGCAACATGTGATGCTCACACAGGCTTGTGAACGGGATGTTCCGCAGTATCACGACCTCGTCGTACTCCACATCGAAGGTCGTTGAAAGAATGCTAGCCGGTTCCTCCCCGTAGCCAGCGGTCATCTCCATGAGCGACTTGATCACCCGTTTGGGCGTGTCCCGTAAACCGTCCCGATTCGGGTCTTCACCAATAGCCTCCAACTGGCGGATCACTGTGTCACGCAGGTCGCTCGACAGGTCACGCTCCTCCCACGGAAACACTACCCATTCGCTTCGATCACTCTTCTCGTAAAGAGACCAGAACGGTTTGCCATGCGTTGCATACCGTTCCCGTGTTGCTCCACTATCCACGATGTCGTCCACGATAGCATCCGCATCCTCGATGCTATCAACCGCCCTACCCGTCAACCCTGCCACAACGGCACCACCACGAGGCACACCGAAGAGCTTTCCGGGTGGCGCACCCCTCAACCGGTCGTACACATCGCCCCAACTCAGACGCTTCATACCCATTAAACGAACCTCCTTAAAGAGTATACTAATCTTTTTCGTTCCAGAGTGTTTCTCGCCACAAGTCCTTCGCTGGTGGACGTTTGCATTTTTAATCAATTTGGCCTAGCGTCTTGCATACCAAATTTCTACCATAGGACGGCGGCGGCGGGTAAGCGAGACACGTCGTCGATGACCACTATCGCTGAACCGACGCACCTTATAAGTATGGACACGATTACGACTACGGATAGCACGAGATAGTTATAACCGTTCACTGCGTTCACAACACTCACCTAATATTCCATCCCTTGTGGAGCTGAACGGAGAGTCGCCAATCCGGGTTCTCCTCCAGTAGTCGCATGCACCACTTCGTAGCGTTCGTGTCTATGGTCAGTCCGTTGAACGCAGGGCTGATCAACTTGTGCGTTGCCTCGCATGTCGGCTTCGGTATGCCCTGACCGTAACCACGAACATACTTCACCTCGTCTGCTGTCTTCTGGCGTACCGCATGTTCGGCCACCTTCGGCGAAACGCATACCCAGTCGAGCCCGAGTTCGGAGACATCAATCGAGCCGTTGGTTTCGATGGCGCACTTGAAACCTGCGTCATGGAAGCCTTTAACGAGTTCACGGTCTAGCTGTAAACCGGGTTCGCCACCCGTGAAGATTACCCAGCTCGCTCCGCTCGCTGTACTCAACACCCACTGAATTAGTTCGTCTGCCGTGCGTGTCGTTCCCGAGGCGAATTCGGTGTCGCAATCGAAACCGCCCGGCGAAAGTTCGTTCTCCGCCATTTCGCATTTCATATTGCAGCCAGTGAAACGCACAAACACGTTCACCGTGCCTGCACGAACGCCTTCGCCCTGTAGTGAACGAAACACCTCGTTAATTCTGTACGACCTGCTCATCGTGTAGTCCTCTCGTTGATGTAGACGCAACCGGTAGTACATGTCTCGCCAATCTCCACAGAGTGGAGCATGTCAGCGAGTTTAGGTAGAAGATTGTCCACGAGCCATTCGTGGCACCAGCGTGAGATATTCTCGCTGGTCGGGTTCGGTAACAAGTCGTTGAGATGCGTGTGGTCGAGGTGGCCGTCCACGAGTCTGCGGCAGGCTGTGCCGATGTCGTAATAGTCCGCAAGCATGCCCCGTTTCGGCCCATCCGTCTCCAATTGGGAGCCACGAAATGTGACCGTCATCTTCCAACTGTGGCCGTGTAACCTCGCGCACTTACCGTCATGGAACGGCAGCTGGTGGCTGGCCTCGAACATGAACGACTTACTGAGTTCCCATTCGCTTCGTTCGCTTTGCTCACTTCGCTCACCACGCATTGTAATAACCTCCGATCAGTGGATCCTTCAGGTGCGCGAACTCAAACGCCTCAGCCCGTTCCACACACGCACCGCACTTGCCACACGGTTCGTCCCCGCCGACATAGCATGTCCATGTGTCCTGAAACGGAACACGCAGCCTCCCACCGAGGACCGCGATCTCGCCCTTGTGCATGGCGGACAACGGGGCGACCAGATGGACCGGATGCCAGTCGCACAACTGGAAGGCTTTGGCGAGAGCGTAGACGAACTCCGGTCGGCAGTCCGGGTAGATGGCGTGGTCGCCACCATGTGCCCCGTAGGCGAGACGGTCAGCCCTGTTCGCTATAGCCACCGCACCAGCAGCTGCAAGGAGTACCATGTTCCTATTCGGCACAACCGTCTGCTTCATGGACGGTTCGTCGTAACGACCGAACGGTACATCCACAGTCGGGTCAGATTGACTAGACCCCTTTAGAAGCCTGCCCAGAGAGGTCATGTCGATCACATCGTGATGAACGCCTACACGAGCTGATAGCCTCTCGGCACAGATCAACTCCCTGCGGTGTCGTTGACCGTAGTCCACACTCACGGTGTTAACGATGTCACCCTCACCGAGGAGCTTATAAAGCAGCACAGCCGAATCCATGCCGCCCGAAAGAATAACGGTCGTTCTCACGCCTTCACCTCCAATCGTTTCACATGCCTGTCAATAGCCGCCTTGAGAATGTCAAGGTCGTCGGCCAGCGAGGTCGCTATGAACAACCGTGTGCCCCAACGCTTGCGAACATCAATCACATAACGAACCCAACTATCGGTCGTGACCATAGCCGAAAGGAACCGGGAGTCCGGTATGCCGAGCTTCAAGTTGCGCCGCCACAACCGCTCGTCGTGGATGTCTCGCACCGAGAAACCCAGACCAGTCAAGACATCAAGGGCTTCACGGCTACGAAGTATCTTCTGCCGGTTACGGTAGTCCGAGGCTACCCATCGACCGTTGCCGATATAAATGTCCACGCCACCGTACATCCGTGCCCGATCCCACGAGGATGAATCACACGAGAACGGTTTGAATGCGCCAATCATTTCCTCCCGCACATAGCCGAGCCAATGCACATCCCGGCCACGAGCCCAACGCATCTTCGCCTTCACATACTCGGGCGAACAGGCACCACGCTTCGGTCTGCGGAAACCGGCGAGGGCCACATAGTCACTCACCTCGAATAACTCGTCCATGCGCCGTTCGTCGTCGCCCAACACATGCACGGGTACCGGAGCGTATCCCTGACGAATCATCTCCTTGAGGTTAGACTCCGTTTCCACCGGATCACCGACCTTGTCCAGAGCCAGATACCGGAACAGGCGTGGCCCCCACTTGTCTAGGAAAGTACAATAGTCTCCGAGGAGTATCTCCTTCCCTGTGTTCTTTGCCGTGAACGCACCACAGTCGAGAAGCACTTCGATGTTCGGGTCGCTTGCGTAAACGGCAAAGTCTTCGGCACGCATCCTTGCGTAGGCATACGAGATGAGGATCGGGAACCGCATCCTCAAAATACCTCCACCTTCAGGCCGTATGTGCTAACGGCCTTCTGGATCACCGACACAACCTCTTCCTTCTGGGCCTTCTGGACACCGTTGACACGCAACGAATAAGTCTCCGTGTCCGGGTCGTAATCTCCCATGTCCGCAGGATCTGCACTATCACCATCCCACGGAGTTTCCATGTCCACGATCCCGGCCTTAGCGGTCAGGTTCTCAAGCATCTGTCGAACCGCATCGCTCTCGAATTCCACTATGCTGTTCAATCCCGCCAATGCGGCTGCGTCAACGCCAGCAAGCGACGACAACGGGTCAAGTGTCAATAAGAGCTTGTCCGCCTCCTCGTCCGTAATGTCCAGCACCAGCACTGGGATCTCCGCATCACTGGCAGTCTCCACACGCAGGTGACCATCCACTAGCATCAGCCCGCCATCGGTTTCGTACGCCAATGCGGCATCCGCAAACCCGATGTCCGCCAACACGCCACGCAGGGCATCCTGCTGTGCCTTTGGGTGCGTGCGCCAGTTCTTCGGATTAGGTAACAGCTCCGAAGCTTTCACACGCCGTAACTCTTTAATCCTGTCCTTGATCTTCATCGTCTAACTCCCTCCATTCGCTTCGATCGTCACTACGTTCCTCACTACGCTCATCAAGCTCATCGCACCGTTCATCCATTTCCATGCCGAGCCTCAAGGCCTGCGTGGACGCATGGCACAACTGTGTGGCTGCGTTAATCTGCTCCGACACAGAGACGCTGTCGTCCCTTGTGATTGTCAATAGTCTCTCCATCCCGGCCCTGAAGTACCATTGCAGACATGTTTCGTCCAGCATATTACCTCCCTGCTTGAGAGTCCGAGATAGGGTTCACATCAATCGCTTTCGCCCCCTCCAGAAGGATGAGACGCAAAGACTCAAGCGACTCCGCATGGAAGAGAACAGATGCGACAAGTGCCTTGTCGTACTGCCCCTCCACATAGGCACAATGAGCCTCGTTCAACCAGTCCCACGAACCAGCGTCCGCATTCGGGATATATGGTACATTAGCCATCAGTGAGCCCTCTTCTGTTTCATGCCACGGTCACGAGCCACACGCTTGTGACGACTCTTCGGGTTTGCCACCAACCGTGAACCCTGCCGCTTCATCCGCTGGCCAATCTCCGCACGGGCCGAATAGGTTCGCAAGCCCTTCGACCCGTTATAGCCCCACCAGTAGAAGCGTCCCTTCGACGGAGACATCAGCATGTCGTTCATCACCTTACGAGGTACCCTCGGGTATGTGTAACGCCCCGAACCGTTCTCGTACGATGGGTTCTTCAGAACCATTGTCAGGTCGCCCTTGTTAAACAAGTAAGCTCGCTGCACTCCCGAATTAGACAAACGACCGCCCTGCATGGGGGCCGTTATTACCTCCCCCACGCCGCCGATTGGACGGAAGTTCACGCCCAGTATCCACGACGACTTCACACCCACGTCCAAACCGTCCGTGTAGGTCGGCTGTTCCCGTGAACCCTGAAGAGGGCGTGTCCTCGGAGGTGGTGCGGGTGGCACAGGCTTCACCGCCATCGTGCCCGAGAAACCGCCCTTCCCCGGAGCGTTCGTCCGCTGTAACCTCTGCCCCAAACGCATTAACGCCTGACCGGCAGAGATCAAGAAGTTACCGTCGCCTCGGGCATAGCCGTTGAAGACCGCCGAAAGGAAACGCATGAACGCAACCGGGGATGGGAGTCTCATCGTTTAACCACCTCACACAGAGACAAGCTGGTACGCCAGATGACCACTCACCTCCACCGTGCCACTCAGCACCAACGACTCGCCGGGTGCGGTCTGGAAGAGACCTGTAGAACCAGACGGGGTCATCTCACCGGACGAGGCCACCAGTTGCCCATTCGCAGCTATGGTTAAGGCACCAGTGATGGCGGTTGAACCGCTCTTAAAGGAAACCGCACCACCCGCCGCAGAGGTCAACACATAGTTAACCACCCGCACGCAGACACCTTTCTGCCCGGTCACCAGTACCGTATCACCAGTCGTGTGCGTCACCGCCTTGAATATTGCCATTTCGCTATCTCCCCCTTCGCTCGACTCGGCCACGACCGCTAGCTCGGCCACCGCCTCGCTCTCCATCGGCGTGATCTCTACCTGCACGAATGCTATCCGGGCAGGCATTTCGACAGGCCCCATCTTAACCATAATCTTCTGAACACTCTTCCAATTGTCCGTGACGATGTAGCGGTGGTGGGCCAGCCAGTCCAGCACGGCCTTCAGCACATTATCTAGGTCACGACCACCACGCCAACCACGCCCCTCGTGTACCGTCAACGAAATCTCCACAGGCATGTCCGTGGGAACGCCGTAGAGCTTGTTTTGCATTGCCGCCAATATGTTCGCATTGGCAATCCAACGCACATACTCTGGCGAGCGATAGGATGTGCCACGCTTACGACCATGTCGCCATAGCTGATTCGTGGACGGTGGTATCGGCAACCGTAGGGAGACAGTCTGTCTGCTCACCACGCAAGCTCCGCTCGCTGGTAATCACACACGATTTCCTCCAGCTGGTCGTTGACAAGGCGCAAACGCTGCACCTCCTCCAGCAGACGGATCACGCAGTCTGCCAGCGCACGGTCTCCGGCCCCGTCCGCCACCTCACGCATGCGAACCAATTCTTCTTCCCTGAGATGCTTCATGTAGTCCGTCTCCAAAAAGAACCCCCGCCCGGACAAAACGACCGTGCGGGGGCATCGTATTTCACACGAAGATCAGAGTCAATATCTCTGGCAGGCACACCACATGCCATTGGACATCCTCGCATAGCCGACATCCCGTGCCACGAACCGGCTCGCATAACAACACGAGGCCCGTGCAGCCTCCGGGGTCGCACCCATGCCAATGCCCTCGTACCCTCCGGTCGGGTTGCCGTGATGCCGAAACACCCCCGTCCGAGCTATACGGTTCGCAACGCCCTGTGCAGACCACAACTCGTTACCCGCATCGGTCTGGGCGGACGCAGCGTATTGGTTCGGAACCTTTACGCCACGCCGCCCAAACGGCCCCGCAGTCAAACTGGAAACCACGACCACCATGCCAGCCAGTGCAATCCATTGCTTCATCAGACTGCCTCCCTCAATACACTACTTACCTTTTTGGGTAGCCGCACTTTCGGCGGGAACCACGGTCACCTTCTCACCCACCTTCACGGTACGGTACACAGACTCCTTGCGGATCACCGCAGGCACCTCTTCCACCACCTTTGATTCTGAGGCAGCACAGCACCCGCAGGAAGCCCCCAAATTTCGCTTTACAGCCCGGATCTCGGCCCTGCGTGACCGAAAGCCCACCCGGGAGCCATCCCCGCAATCACCCGCAAAAACGGGTACGGAAAAAAGTATCGAAAGACCGAGAGCGATATAGCTTTTCATATACCGAATATCCTCCTGTAAAAACAAGCAACCGCCCGGATGTTACCCCGAGCGGCTGGCGAGATCAAGTCTATATGGCGGAGGCTGTCAGTCCCCTGCCTTCTGGTCTTTGCAAAGCAGGAGGTCGAACATCCGGTTCCGGCTGTCCAGTTTCGTGTAGATTGCGTTCCGCATGGAGACAGCAACCCGTTCCGCAATCACAGCGTCCGCATGAGTGTCGTAGGTTCCCACATAGTGGGGCAGACCCATGAGACTAATTTTCACCTTGAATTGTCCATCACTCTGGGGATGTATCACGACTGCACCTCGTCCGTTTGAGCCAACTGGCACAGCCCAGAAAAAGCCGACACCGCCCTCTTGAGAACCACTCTCCTCAGCTTCTCGGCTAACTTCTCCACGGCGACAGCCTCGGCCTCTGTACGGTAAGTCCCGACATAGGTCGTCTTCCCAAAGACCCGAACGCTCACCTGAAACTTCCCGCCCTTAACATTGTGAATACCCATTTCAACTCCTCCTTCGTTCCCACACAAAGCCCCCGGGCAACGCACCCGGGGGCAACCAGCAACTGGTCAGATCAGTTCCTTCAATTTCATCTCGATCTGGTAGAGTTCGTCCGTGGTTGCGGTCTTCTCCATCCAGCTCAGGATCGCTTCGAGTGCCATAGCTTTGGCGTGGACAATTTTCAACGGTTCAGGCAGACCGCCAATCGGCAGGGTAACTCGAACCTTCTTCGGCTTGTCCGCCTTCGCTGGGTTCAAGGTCACCTCCACCTTGTCGGCGACATCCTTCAACCGGGCGGCACCATCGGCCACCTTCTGGAGGTCGGCCCGGGAGATGGCCCCCTTCGCAATCCCCTTCGCAACCACGGCACCTTGTCGGCCCTTGTGGATACCCACGCCAGCGTCCGTGGCAATCAGCCCGCCTGCGGTCGTGGCAAGGTACTCCGTGGAAGTCTTCCGCACCGCTGGCTTTGGTGCGCCCGTCAGTATGGGCGTGCCGTCCGGCCCCTCTACTGCCACCACCACAGCATCGGGTGCCGCCTTCTTGCCGCCCTTTTTAAACTGGGTTTTAGCTTTCGCCTCTTTCGTACGCTCAAGGTACTGGCCAGCCAGCACAGCCACGGCGACCAGCTGGTCGTCGGTCATGTGGCGGCGAGCCTTGTTGAACGCCTTAACATGCTCCCAGATTTCGTTTTCGTCGGCGAACTCCCGGTCTACAAAACGCAGTGGGTGTTTGTCCGCCCACTCCTTGCCGAGGTCTTTGGCAACCTCGTCGTAGACCCGCAGGCGGTTGCGACCGTCCACGATCTTCCCGGTAGCCTTGTCCCGCACGATCTCGTGCAGCACGCCAATGGCCCGGATGGACTCTTGTAGTGCGGTCAGGCTTTCCCCGCCCTCAACCATTGGCCACAGGCTAGCCAGCCGATGTACCTCGTGCCCACAGATTACTTCCACTTTGTCGTTTTGCTTGTCGCTCATCGGTCATCACTCCTTCGTTCTTACCGTTTCAACCCTGCCGGGTAACTCACCCGACACCTACATATTAGGCTCCTGCCATCTGGGGGTCAACCTCTCCAACCAGAATTCTCAAGAATTTTTTCTTCTATATTTCTATAGACTCATCATCCTTCAGTAAACGGCCCCGCATCTTCTCCCGGGCCCGGAGTAAAATCTTGCTCACCCGTTGTTTCGAAACCCGTAACCTCCGGGCGGTCTCCATGGTGGTCAGGCCGTTGGTTGCGTGGAGGATCACGGCCCTCTCCCGTGGGTTGAGAATGCGGGTGGAGGCAAGGGCGTGGTCGGCGTAGTCCTTCTCGCAGAGTTCATCTCTGTATTGGACACAGGGATCTTCCAGCATGGCCTCCAGAGGATTCTCGTTGCGGGCTTCGATACGGAGATAGCGTGAGTAACAAGCCTTCCTTGCGAAGTCCATGGAGCGAACGGCGTAGGTCGAATAACTTGCCCCCTTCTTTTTGTTCCATGTCATGGCGGCTGTAATGAGTGCCAGATGGAGTTCGGAGATATATTCGTCGTAGGTCATGCGGGGCGGCTTACCACCACGGTTCACGATGAACCAGTTCGTGAGCCGGATGTTTTTTTCCACTAGCCTCGCACGGCGTTGGGTGAGCTTTTTCATTGCACCTGAAATCCTTTCGCAAGCTTGTCTCGCATGGCACGAACATGATCCGCCGAGGCCGAACCGGCTCCGGCATTCGCCTTAATTGTCGTACGCTCCGCAGCAAGGAACTCCTCCCGCATCGTGACCTGAACCGAGTGGCTCGGGTTCTTCTTCGTGTACTCCACGATACCCATCACGCCCATGCCATTGCGCAGTGGGTCTTTAGACCAATGCTGGCGGACACCTTCGTTCCTTGCACGGCCCCGTGGACAGTCGCAGGTCACGGCCACGGTCTTGTGCGTATCGTTTCCACGGGGCGACCACAAGCCACCCACCACCTGCTCCAGACATGGCAGACCGAGTACCCACCCAGTCGAGCCGCAACGGGGACAGTTCACTTCCGAGTACACACGCTCCGAAGCCTCCCGCATTTCCCGCACCATGCCACCGAGTTCACGGCGTAGTGCCTGTAGATGGTCTGGCGGGAACCTCGGTAACTCCGGTCTACCAGACATCCTGAGAACCGCCTCGCAGACCTCTTCGTCCGTCCACCCCTCCCGTGCGAACAGTAATGTCCACGACCGGTAGACTTCAGACCACCGTATCTCGTTGGTCTGGAAGATGGCGGCGTGGTGCTGTTGCCACATGGGTACCGAGAAATCCATCACTCACTCTCCTTCATTGGTAAGTCTCCGATGGGTCGCCAGTACGGAACCGTGAAACCGATTGGCCACTTGCCTTTCCAGTAAGTGGCGTGGACGCTTGTGCCACCATCGAAGTCGTTATTTATCACAAGGTAAATGCCTTCCTCCGTTGGTGGTTCACCATACGCATCACGCCAGCGGAGCAGGTCACGCATTTTGGCGTTCTCCGACTCAAGCTCAGCAATTTTCTCGTCCGCTTCGCACAACTGGTCGAGCAGTCTGGAGTTTTCCCGTGTAAGGTTTTTGAACATCATTTCCCAGTAGAAAGCTGGGGCATCCTCACTCATACTCACCTCCTTCGCCGAACCAATTGAATCAAAATACTTATTAACCCACTCCGGCCAATACCGCTCACCGCGTGAGGTCACCGAGGTTTGTTGAAGAACCAGCAGGCGCAACCCGGCTAGATCAGAACGCAGCCGATCAACCTCCGCCCGCGCCTCCTGCAACTCGGACAACATGTGGTCTGCGTCTCGGTCACTCATCGTCACGCCTCCGCTTTCTAGCCTCTATGGTCAGTCGCTTCTTCTTCTCCGAGCATTCGAGACAGTCCACCCGCCCGGGCCTTGCCCTGCGACCACACAACCGTGCGCACGGGCCGCCTTCCTTTGCCGACTCCCGCAGGACATACTCCCGGGTCGCAAGGTACCGTGACCTCCGCATGAGGCCACGGTAACGAGACGATGCCTCCCGAGCGGCACGCAACGCATCGTTCAGCACCCGGGCCGCTTCCTCCACCGGAACCAATTCATCCACTTTTCGCCTCCCCGAAGAACATACTCTTCGCCTTTGTGATTAACGCCTCTCCCTCTGGAGTGGACTCCGCACCCGGTTCCAAACCCATCTTCAGGGCCGCCAACCGGACACGACCACTCACGGTCAAACCGCCCACGGCCTTCTGTAACTCCTCCAGCTGGAAGATGGCACGCAACCGTGGGCTGCACAGTTCCGCCATGTGCTTTGCGTTCGCTGTGTGGTAGGCCTCGGCCATCGTCTTGCGTCGTTCGTCTTCACGGCTCTGCACGGTCGTCTTCTGCCCCGAACGGCAGAGTTCCGTATGCAACCACGACTCAAGCGTGCGTACCCAGTCCCCACGCCAACGGCAGGGAGGCTTCGCCTTCCACCACCCCGCAAACCTATGGGCCACAGACATCACATCCACTCCCGGGAACTCGGACGCCAGTCTGTCCAGAACGCTACGCCGTAGCACCCACTCCCCAGAAGGGCTCTCCTTTGTCTTCTTGCAAGGCATGGTCAACACAACCGGGTCAACCTCGTCTGCGATCTCCATCAACTCGTCCGCCCGGAAGATAGACGGCTCCTCCGGTTTCGCAGCCAACCGCTTACCACCACCACCCCGAAGAATTTCCACCATCGGCGTGTAGTTCACCACGCCACTCGCATCGACGCTAAAATACCGGTCAATCAGTAGACTTGATAACCTGTCGCCAACCACACGATTCAAGTCGTCAACCCGGAACTCTTTGGTCTCCACCATCTCGGCCAGCACCAGTAACACGCCACCAATTAACTCGGCGTGAGTAACACCCCCCTCCGCTGCCAACCGCGCCGCCGCACGCCCCGTGAGCATGGGCGACAGCAGCACCATCAAGATCCCTTTCACTTCACACCTCGCAACGCCAGCATGAGATGGCACTCAAGGTCGAAGACACTGTCGAGCTTTGAATATGGAATATTTCGGCACGACTCCTTGCAAACCCAACCGTTGGAAGGATCCATAACACCAGCCTCGATCACCTCCGACAGAAAGAGGAAACGGTCTTTACGCTGCCACCCACAGATGGTAACTGACACAGGGTTTTCCTTTCTGTCCATCTCCACACTGGTGAAGATGTAGCCGTGGCAATCCTGAACTTGACGCACGGGTACGGTGCCAACGAAATCGGTCGCAGGCTTTCCAGACCGACGTTTCGTCTTCACATCAAATCGCCAACCGGCAACCGTGATGTCATGCTCGTAAGAATTGTCCCGCCTAGCTCCGAGATAGCCGAGAACCCGTGCAACCGCAAGTTCCCCGATCACACCAGCAAAGTTCCCCGGCACGCCAACTATCGTCCCCCGCAGTGGCCCCATCCTCTTCGCCTCGTCCCTTGCAATCTCTACCTCCTCTGGCTCAATTGGAAGTGTCAGCATCTGTCTCCTCCTCCAGTGGCCATCGGTTCATCCAATCCTTGAGAACCGAGTACAGTTCCCGGTCACGCTTGAGCGGTCGCTTGTTCGCTACGGCGTGTGTGTTCACCGCCGTCAATATCTCCACTATGCCGACCTTGAGTTCGTCCATCAGTTTCACCCCCTCCCGGAGGTGCGTTAACATCTGATCCGAATTCGCAATCAACCTAGCGTTCTGCACTCGCAGGTTTTCCAGCTCACTCATTCTTAGACTCCTTCTTTAGTCGCCTACTCGGGCATACTCATCCGCATATGCCCACAACAGCTTGTGAACCATCCCCACATTGGCTGTGCCAACCATCCGCACCACCTCCGCCCTGTGCGACCGGATCGCTGCGTGTAGTTCGTCCACATACTCAATGAGGGCCCCCGTATCCAAAATGGAATACGGACTACCGCTACAGAACCTCTCCCGAATCTCAGACAACTTCACCCGGTTCATCCCTGCCCCCTTATCCCAGTAGGTCGTCCACCATTGTCAGAAGTTCGTAATCATCGAGGCCGGTTGCCAGTTCAGCAACCATGTCCCGTAGATTTTCGGCGTGTTCAACGAGGTCAAGGATCATACTCATAATCGGGAAGGTGTGATCCTGTGACGCAAACTCCCGCAGCTCGTCGGCTATCGCCTGAAACTCTTCGTCGCCCATCGGCCACCCCCGCTACGCTACGCTACGCTACGCCACACAACCCGGGAGATAGGTTCCCCCGGGTTCGTGACAACCATCAGAACGGAAGACTCTCCCCGGAGACAATACCCACGGGATGGAGGTCGTGATAAGTCTTCCCTGTTTTCGGACTGGTGGTGGAGGTCTTGCGGAACCGGACAACCTGCCCGGGCAGTACCTCCATTGCGTCTCGCACGATGTCGGTCACGAGTTCGCCCTTGCAGCCGATATTGGCAAGACCACCGCAGACCTGATCAATACGCCAGCCAGCCATCAAGGCGGATGCCTGTAGCTTTTTCCCATCGAACTCACCGTGGCGTACGATTAACTCCCAACGCAGTGCATGAGCCCCAACCTTGTCAACGAACACTGGGGCAAGACTCACCACCTCACACACGACCATGCCATCCGGTAGGTCGGATTCCCGCAGGGATTTGGCCACGGGTTCGGGCTTCTTTCCATCAAACGCAGCAAAGAAATCTTCCACGATTCAATCTCCATAAAGACATCACCAAAACAAAACGAACCCGGTCGCACAGCACGGCCGGGTTCACGAACACTACTCCCGATCCGGTTCGGTAAAGGGCTCCTCGTCCTCACGGGCATACGGGGCAACCCAGTCGATCAAATGCCCCAACTGATCCACACTCGACTCACGCAGGGTAGTGACACCGAAGGCGGAGCGAATGTACTGTTGCCAGTCGGCTGGCAGGCGACCGAAGTTCTTTGCACTATTAAACAGCATGGTGAACTCGCTTAAGAGATGATCCCGACGCTGGGCGTTGGCGACCAGTTTCTTCTCAACCGGTTCATCAGACTTCGGCTGAACCAGAGCCTTCGCCTGTAGTGCCTGTGGTGCCTGTGGTGCAGGCTCGTCCACGATGCGAGCCCCGGAAATGGTGTCCATCTCCGTCTCGTCCAACATAGAGAGCCCACACAACGAAAGTGTGCAGCGACGCTTCGCCTTTGTTAGACACCGCATGTAGGCGTTGGCCAACGGCTCGCCTGTCACGCCCTTGATTGGCACCGCACCGATGTCGGTGTCGGTTCGCCCAGACCGGTCACGCATGGACACCGTGGCAAAAAGAACGCCTTCTGCCTCCCGTATCTCGTGCGACACCAGCGTCACGCCGTGCAACTGACGCAACTGGTCTGTGCAGTTCCTTGTGGCGTAGAGGACGAGCTTCCCTTGAAAGGCGATATAGCCCAGAGGCTTTGTCGCCGGGTTCAGCCCCACACTGGTGCAGACAGTCCGGTAGTACGACAGACGCTCCGCCTCGGTCAGCTTCGACAGGTCGCCCTGAATTAGGGCCAACTCGGCTCGGCCAATCCCGCCATCCGTATTCTCTGAAGCACTCATTTCACTTCTTCCTTTCGTTTCGTTCAACTCGTTTAACCAACCTCGTTCCGACGAACAACCACACTGTGCGGGGCGATCACCCGAAACTGCGCCCGTCCGCCATGCACCCAGTCCACGGCCACCACGGCCTCGGGTTCACCCCCAAAGGTGAACTCGTCTCCCTCTCGCATCTGCATTACCTGAGATGCGACACCAACCTCGGTCACGTCCACCACAGCATCGCCTTCCACAAAGCCGAAGCCGGACAGCATGAAGTTAATTCTGCGACCGTTCGGAAACAGGATGTAGAATCCATCCCCCGAGGCTCGCTGTATCTGTAAACCTCCTCTCAATCTGAACATGCGAAATCCTCCTCAAAGTCGTTTGTCTCCTGTGCGAGACGCAAAAACTCTTCCCACTCGGCCTCTAGATCGCTGTAGAACCAACTGCTGTTCCAGTTCATTACTTGATCCTCAGTGTGTGACCACGGGGCAGAAGCTCCGCAAAATCCAACGCCTGCCCACCCTCAAGGGCTGTACGAATTCTCTCCTTGTCGGTGACCAATTCAACTCTCTTCCAGTCGTGCGGCACAAAGCACTCGTTCACGGCCATGGGTTGCTTGCCACCAGCGGCCTGCACCCAGACCTTATATCGCAGCGTCTCCACCTTCGGACGATCCAGTTTCAGTAAAGACTGCTTGAGAGCCTCCCGCATCCGCTCAACCTGCATGGCCGTTAACCGTGCCAGTTCACGCACACGACTAGCCTCCTCCTCCCGTGCCTTCGCAAGGGCCTCAAGCTCGCCGATCACGCCACAGTACCCTTCCACCTTCTGGGCATAGTTCCCTTCGGTGTCATCCAACCAACGGACTACATCCTCGGGCAACTCCCCGTCTGGCGACATACTGGACACCAGTGCTTCCAAATGTCGCAGTTCTGCCGTCAGGTCAAACAAGCTGCTCATTCTCTTCCTCCTCAATCAAACTCACGAACAGGTCATACTTCTCCGGTGAGAACCGTAGAAGCCTTGCAAGGTTCGCACCCGTTGCGTACCTCGCATAAAACCGGGCCACAGAGCGGACTACCCGCTTTGCGAACCCGAGAGTTGAAGTGCAGTCCGCAATGCACACAGCCCACGGCAACCCGTCCGGTTTGAGCCAACGGTCAACCATAGGTTCATCAAGGCCCTGCATGACCACAAACGCCCCGCCCGCAGGATTGGACACGAACAAAACGTCCGCCACCTCCGGGCTGTACCGCACGGTCAACTTGACATTGTCGCCCTCGCCAGTCGGCAACCATTCCACACTCACTTTCTCCGAATAGAAGGAAATCGTGTGGGGGCTGTTCCACATTTCACAGCGTCGCATCGACAGGCTCCTTCACGACGGTGACAGCAAGGAAACCGGGCGTTACACAGCCCGCACCAGACAGCCGGGACTTCGCAGCATCCATCTCAACCCGAGCCACCTTCATGGCATCGTCACGGTCTGTGAATAGTCCGCAGTCGGTTCGTTTGGAATCCAAAACAAGAGTCACTCGCCACATTGCCGTTCCTCCTCTTCTTTCGCCATGTCCTCGATCCAGTCCACCCAGAACCCAGATGTCGCACCATCAAACCTGTAGGTGCTTAAGCTTGTGGTAAACCACGACTCGCAGCCCGGCCCCCACACATACCAACACCCGCCATCCTTGTGGATCGTGTACGGCAGGCCCCGCCTCTTCAGTTCGGCTCGCACAGACTTCGGTGTAGCTCCAGACATGTTCGCCTCCTTCTTTCGTGTGAAATTACTCGCAGTCCCACTCCTTGAGGTCTTGTATGCTGGCGTACCCGATCAGGTACTCAGCAACCTCCTCCGGGGTGAGGTCTGTAACCTTCTCCCCGAACCCAGTACCGGAGGGCCACCAGTGTGGTTGGGCGGGGCGACTGTAATAGGCATCCGCACTACCACGGTCGTGGAGCCCACCGTGCCTCGTCCTACAGAACTGCTCACCACAAACGTCCTTCATAACTCACTCCTCGTTCGTTCCAAAAAACGCCCTGCATTCCCCGGCAGGGCATCGGGTGGTTCTCATTAGGCCGTGAGAGCCTGCTGGTGCCTTTTGTAGAAGTCGCAGGTGAGTTCGTACAAACGCACGCTTGTGTCACCGTAGAGCTTCATCAACCGCTCAGCACGGGCGTTCAGCTTTGCCTGCCGCCCCACCCGCTTCTCGTTCTCCAGTATGGTGATCACAGCACCACGCATCGTCTCACGCATGTCGTGTGCGATCTCCAACCCCTTGTACCCATACTCCGCAGCCAACCAGACCCCGAAGGAAAGCTCGAGCGTATCGGCGACCCGGGTCGCAGTGTGTACCACGAATTCAAGATCGGTAGATTGCGCAACCTCCACGATTAGGGCACGCAGGGCGTTTTTGGTTTTCATCAGTTCACGGTTCACGAGTTCAGCGTTGGCGTACATGGGTAACTCCTTCATTCGTTCGTTCGTTCCTGCCGGGTAACTCACCCGACACCTGTATACTAGGCCCGGTCACAACTGGTGTCAACCGGGCCTGTTATTTTTCATTTTTAACCGATGTGCAGTTCCCCACACTCGTTCACATAAAACCGTGCCCCCTTACCAGCAAACATATCGCTCCCCACCACAGCAAGGGCTTCGGCTTTGCTCACCTTAAAATAGCACCCATCACCTTCCATCCAGTTGCTCCAAACATACACTCTACGAGCCTTACCGATTGCAACCACGAGGTCGTTAACGGGCTGAATTTCCGCTGTGTTCATTTCTCTCACTCCTTCATTCTTTCGTTCGTTCCTGCCGGGGGAACTCCCCCCAACACCTGTATATTAGGCCCTACCCATCGTGGGGTCAACCATGAAAAATTTTTCATATCTCACCACCAACAAAACCCGGGAGCGTGTTGCCCCCGGGTAGTGTTCCAACCATTACACCGCCATGAGTGCCTCCCACGCCTTAACCTTCTGCTTCGAGCCCTCACCAGACCACACAGATTCCATCCGAACACTGCTGGACATTTTGCGGGGGCTGTGATCTACCCACTCGGAGAACACGTTGAAAGCCTGCCACGCCGTGCCACGCATACCGGGTAGGCTGTTGGTTTCCAGCTCCAAACCCTCTGCCATTTGGGCAAGGATTAGTTCGGAACGCTCCTTCGGGAACTGCATGGCTGCGACCTGCTCGGCAAAGAAGTGGGACAGTTTCTCCCTGTCCATTTTCTTCTTTGCAAGGTAGTTCGCCTGTAGGGCCGTGAACTCGGCCTGCCCACGCAGCATGTGCAGGGTTTGTTTGGCCAGCTGGACATTCTCCTCCAGCTTGCCGTTGTGGCGTAGACGCACATAGCGGCCGAACTTCTTCTCGGCGTTCTCCATGGCAAGGGCCAGTGTGTTGGCACACACAACCCGGACACCTGTGCCGATGGCCTGAAGGCAGGTCATACCATCGTGGCCGTTTAGCAACAGCAGGTAATTCTCCACGGGGTCACCCTTGACCGGTTCAAATGTGGCCTTGAGATCCACAAGGAACCAGACCCGCTTCCCGCCACGCAAACTGCCAGCAGACTCGATTTTCGCCCCTTCGCCGATAAGGGCATCAATGAAATCGACCTGTTCGTAGTTCTGGCTCGGTACCCACTTGTCCGACACGAGGCCCAGTTCTGCGTCGGTGTCATCCCGAACAACGCAACGGCGGTCTTCGATCAGCTGGAGATCGCCGTTCCTGTTGGTTCGGTACACAGGGCGGAGGCTCACATTCCAATCCAGCCCCGCAGCGTCCAACGCCTCGTCTGCGGTCATGTGGTCGGGCATTACCTTGCCCAACTGGTGCCACGCAGGAGTGCGAGCAAAGGCGGCAGCTGCGTAACCTGCGGTCATATCTATTTCGTGTGCCATGATAACGGTTCCTTATCGTTCGTGATAACCAGCTAGGCCAACTCGGCCCAACCAACCAGACCTTTCGTCCGGTCAATTAAATGTAGGGAGGCGATCCCGGGATGTCTACCCCGACAAAGAAATTTTAAAAATTTTTCAATCTGCTGTTTACCATCGGCACTTTGCCAACATATGTCTTTATTCTTATTCTTATTCTTATTCTTATTCTTATTCTTATTCTTATTCTTATTCTTATTCTTATTCTTATTACTCGTACTTATAAGTATTC